AACTTTCAGAACCGCCGACAATGGTTGTAAATTTTGAATTTGTTGGAAATGCTGATACATATTATGACGCTACGTATTATTTTTCAATGAGCGAAGATTCTGTAAAAAATCTTTTTATGATTACTATAAATGGCAGAACGTTTGAACTGAAAGATATTATAGAAAATCGAGAACTGGTAATATCACTTATTGAACATGAAAAAGACCTTCAGGAAATTGAGGCTTTACCATGATATTGTATCTTTTACAGAATAAACATCACTATGGTACCAAGGTAGAGTTTACTCATTTGAGCAGCATTGAAACACTCAATTTCCACGGCGATGATTTTACGGTTATTACTCTTGTCGATAAATACGGAAAAACTCATAGACTGCCTATCGGAAAAGAATCGGTAATCAGGGTTGATTCCGGTCCTATTGATTTACCAGCAGAATATGAATTTAGAGAGATGACTGAAAACCCGGATGCATTCGTAGCAATGATTAATAACATAGAAAATGAAATTGCTCTCGACCGTCTTTAACCCGTTGACAAACGGGTTATTTTTTACTATATTAAGATTGATGATTCGGATTATTCAAGAAGAGAATATACATGGGAATTGGACTCAGCGTCGTCAGTTCAAAGTAAAATCAGCAAAGCTGGTCACACAAACTGTACGTAGCACATATGATACCGATCTTATTGTTCAGTTTGAATCCTACAATAACAGTCGTCGAGATACCTATGGATTTGAATCTGCTGAAACATGCTTACAATATAGGTTGTTAATAGAAATAGGCGGAGAAGTCTATGGACGTAAAGAACTTATTGAAAATGTCGATAAATTCAACGCCATGCTAGAAAACGAGTCAGTAAAATGCGCCATTGAGAGATTGTCATGATTAGAGTTAAGTGTTATCATAAATCTAGTATTAATGGGCGTTGGGAACAAATCAGAGCTTATCCAGTATATCAGCCTGTACTTAAATATAGTGAACTTAGTAAAGATTATTTAACAATCACTTATGTAGATTTTTATAAAAATCCAAATAGTTTAATGTTGTTCGATAGAGAAGACATTCGTATGCAAGTAGCTCTGGATATTGACGAATTAAATATTCATAAAGAATATACTATAGAGGAATTAAAAACTGATTTTGACAGAGTTAGAGCGTTATTTAACAATGAATACATGAAAGATATTTTGGAAGCCTTACCATGATTAAACTTGTACGTGAAGCATATTATAAAGATGGACAGCACTCGACGCGAATTTATTATTTACTCGAATCGTATGTTTTTCAAACTGTGACCAATAGGCACAAATATCTTTGTATAGCATTTACATATTTTAAATCAGAACTTGATGATGACTATAAGGAAAAACCGGACTATTGTTTTTTGGGTAATGTGTCTAATCCTAGCGGCAACAGCTATAATACTTGGATTGAAATCGACAATGTAAAATATACAGATAAAGACATTGAAAAGAATATGGAAAAGTTCAATACTCTCTTAACACAGAAAACAAACGAAGAAGTTTTGAATAGATTGGACTGATATGGTTATAGTTAAGATAGTTGAACCTAACATGAATACCAAATATTTGGAAGCAACTAATGTTAGATTAGATGCCGTTACTAAAGCTGACATTTATCTTCATTATAGAATTCCAGATTATCTTGGTGAACAGGCTATTTACTTAACCTTAAATACCAAAGATGTTTCTTTGATTATAAACAATGTTGAATATCTTCACAATACGCTTATAAACGATTATGATAAAATTAACGCTCTATTGGAAGAACAACGGATAGAAGAAGCTATCGACTCTTTACCTTAATTCTCGGTTGACAAATGTTTCATACTTTGCTATATTGTGTATATGAGCAAGGTTATTCTTTATAATGTCTTTAAAATTATGAATAATAGCATTGTAGGCAGTGTAGATTACAAATGGACTCCAAAATACGAAGTAAAGAACGCAAAACTTGTACTGTACGAGAATAACGGTTATTATATAGAGTACGAAAAATACAAACTAATAGGTGATAATAATTCATTTAATCAGTTATCAACACCCAGATATTTTAGACTTGGGGATGTATATGGTACTAATATGGTAGGCGCAGTCGAAGTCGATGGTGAAATGTATAATATTAATCGTATTGCGGAAAATCCGGAAGCCTTCTCAGCAAAATTAGAAAACCTAGAACTTGAAGATTGCATAGACCAACTACCATGATTAAATTATTGTTTAAAGATTATACTGTTAATAGCGGTTATAATGATTTGCCTATTATAAATCTCAAGGTGGAACTTGAGAGAAATATACCGAATGATTTTTTCCAGCTAAATCAAAAAGAGAGAACTGCTGTTTTGGCGACATTCAATTTTATTGGTGAGTCAGCACGTCAGGCTAGAAATATAGGTCGTTTCCGATATAATTCTTTTGACTATGAAAATTTTATCCAAATCGGTGAAACCATTTATAACTATGAAGCACTTCTGGAAAATATAGACAGAATAAGCGCAATTATTGAAAAAGAAAACTTGAAGAATTCCATTGAGGCATTACCATGATAATAGTAAGTCATAAAGGTAACAACTATCATCGATATATTAAAGCAGCAAGTATTCGTAAAATAGATGAATCTTTTTATACTCTTGAAATTCCAAATTATAAAAGCAATGTTTATATTCTTAAATATAATGTCATTACTATTGATGATAAAGAGTATGATATTAAATTTATCAATGAAAATTTTGAACGTATGAAAGCAATTATTGAAAATGAATCTAACAAATATCTTTTGGACCAACTATAATGTTATACGTCGTCATTAGAAAAAGAACTAATAAAGAACGTCCTATTGAATATATCAAATTTCCGATTCTTGAACTTATTTGGATAACAAAAGTTGTTCGCCTTACAAGTACATGTCAAACGGATATTTTCGGACAAGACGGTATCGATATTAGAATAAAAACAAAGGCTCATGGTGAAATTACAGAAGCAACATTTTCCTTAGGGAAGTTTCATACTCCGATTAACTGGTTTGGATGGCAAAGAACTTGCTTTATTGCCAAAGGTAGAAAACATTTTAATTATCCGGAAATTTATAAAGATTTTGAAAAATTTGAATTAAGGCTTAAACAGATGTTATTAGAAGACAAGATTGAGGAATTACCATGATTGAAGTATTTGATGGACTTTTTAATAGACGTGTACGGAATGTTAGTCTTATAAAACTAGAAGATAAAGATGGCTATTTGTTTAAAGCCAACTATTTTGATTGTGGTAACTTATATAATACCTGTTCATATTTTCTTGCGTTCAATCATAGTTATATTAAAATTAACAACACCAAATATGATTATACCTCAATGCGTGAGAATTTTGACAAAATCCAAGTTATATTAGAAAAAGAAAATATTAAAATGGCCCTTGAGAAACTATGATTAAGATTTTTAATAAACCTAAAAAAGAAACAGTTATAAGTATTATCAGCTTTAATAAACGCGTTTTTGAAAACGGCGCAGAATATTTTATTGCTGAATATATTCCTGAAATGGAGTATTATTCAGTTCATTGTTATTTTTCAAATCTTCAACCGTACAACTATATTGAAATAAACAACAGAAGATTCAACTTTCGAAAAATGCTTAGGCATTACGAAAAACTTCAGGCGTTGATAGAACAAGAAGAAACTCTTAGGGTAATCAACAACCTCTAAAAACTGACACACAAAACTACGGAGTAAACTTTATGCCCAAATCTACAAATACTGACTTAATTGTGTTTTCTATCTGCTCTGTCCTTGTCATTGCAGTTATATGTATGTTCGCTGCTGACCGTATCATATATGGACCTGCTCCAGATAAAGCACCGACTACCTATACTACTTCTGACGGATTGCATCATGGATGCAAATTGGCCGTATATGATGGACTAATCCATAGAACTACATGGACATTGACCTGTCCTGACGGATATATCCAGCATAATGGTAACTATACCATAGAACGTCCGTAGCGTGCATTTATATGGTTGACATCGGCCCTATATTTTGCTATATTGCATAGCATGGTAGAAGTTATCCATAAAGTTAAATATAATTACGGTAAAACCGAATTTTCTTCGAATATTCTTACCGAACTTCGTTTTTTGATAGTTCATGAGGATAGTTTATCAGCATACATAGTAAATCCCACACCCGAAAAACATTATGTTGATATTGGATTTTCTACTAAGAACGGTTTAATAAATTTAGCCATTGGTAAGTTCGATATTACAGGTGTCAAATCATGGGAAGTCTATGTTCTCATTGACGGTGTTAAATACGAATATGAATATATAGCCTACAACCCTGAACGTTTTAAGGCTTTGGTAAACCAGTCGTTGTTAACTTCCATGCTGGAGAAAAACTTATGCTAGAAGTATGGCAAGCAACATATAATTTCGGATATTTAAAATATCCGCTGGCTAAGCTTATCGACTTGGAACCCGATGACGATTACGGTATTACAGATACTGGCAAATGTCTGTTAAGACAGCGTTTTCGTATAAGGTTCTATGATAATCTGGATAAAAAACATACGATCCATTTTGATGGAGTCCGTCAGCAAGAAAACATTATCGTAAATGGCAGAAAGAAATACGACTATTTCTCTATAAAGAAAGATCCTATCAAATTCAGACTGTTTCTGGAACAGGAAATTACACGCTCTGCAATCGAGGCACTTCCATGATTAAAGTTATCGACGGATTTGGACTTAAACATCAAGTAGCAAGTGGCTCATTACACAAGATGTATTCTATATACAACACAAATGAAGTAGTTGGCTACAAATTCGTATATGTTGTGGAAGGTCGAGCGATACGACAAGAATGCCTCTTCAATACAAAAACTTGGGCACACGAGTTTCAAAATGCCATCGATATTAACGGTAAGGTTTTTCATTACGAAGACATCGATAAGAACTACGGAAGTATTAAGGTCATGATTGAACAGGATTTTATGGCCAGTATGATTGATAGGAATTTGCCATGATTAATATTTGTAGAAATGGAATAATTGAAACCGTACAGCCAATGACGCTCGTCGTGACCACGACACGTTATGAAAAAGGCTTGGTATTAAAGTGCAGGCCTTCTTATACATTGTATTATCGTAACAAGGATAATCTTATAAGGTATATAGACTTTTCAGTATATGACAAAAATGCTCGAAAAGAGAATTATCTGGAAATAAAAAATATAAGGTACAAATATCCAGGCATTAATAGAAATCCTGAAAAAATCAGAATGCTTATTGAAGAAGATCGGCTCAACGATTCTATTGAGGCTTTACCATGACAAAGTTTAGACCTTGCATAGACATACATGACGGTTGTGTTAAGCAAATCGTCGGTAGTTCCCTAGGTTCAAATTTAGTAACAAATTTCGAATCAGACCGTTCTCCGGCCTGGTTCGCTGAACTGTATAAGAAAGACGGAATTACTGGTGGTCATGTTATCATGCTCGGTAAAGAAAATCCCGAACTTGCAAAAGAAGCGTTGAGAGCATATCCTGGCGGACTTCAAGTCGGCGGCGGAATAACTTCCAAGAACGCACAGGAATATCTGGATGCTGGCGCTTCGCATGTTATCGTTACCAGTTGGGTTTTCCCTGACGGTAAACTGAACATAGACAGACTCGAAACCCTTTCGAGAATTGTTGGCAAGGAACATCTCGTACTCGATTTGAGCTGCAAGAGAATAACGGAACCTGAAGATATTCCCGCATGGAAAGTCGCAATCAATCACTGGCAGACACTTTCAGATACAGAAGTATTACCGGAAACACTTGAGCTTCTTTCTGATTACTGTTCTGAGTTTCTTATACATGCAGCGGATTACGAAGGTAAGCAAAACGGCATGGATGAAGAACTTATAATGCTCATGGCCGAATATAGTCCGATTCAATGTACCTATGCGGGAGGTGCAAAGTCTATTAAGGACCTAGAACGCTGCCAGAGGCTCTCAAACGGAGCCGTGGACCTCTCTATCGGTTCAGCCCTAGACTTATTTGGGGGCAAGGGAATTAAGTACACAGAGTGTGTTCGGTTCAATAAAGGAGCAGGGCGATGATTAAAGTATTTAATTCAAAGAAGCTCTACACTTTAAGTAATCCGGAATTCCACATAGTTAAGCAGGACTATCTGGATACGAAAAATTATTTTGAATTTTACAGAATTGCATTCTATTATGACTGTATGCAAGTATTAGTCGATTTTTCTGACCGTTCTTCGATTGAAGAGTTTATCAACTATGTCGAAGTGAACGGGAAAATTTTTAAGTATAAAGATATTCATAAAAATCCGGAAAGATTTAGAATGTTATTGGAGCAGGACAAACTTATTGATACTATTGATAGGAACTTGCCATGATTCAGGTTTATTTGTCTGCACTCAATAATTTTATCCCGGTAAGAAATCCGGAGTTATGTAAAGCAATAGATAGTTTTACCAATAGCGAATATTTTCGTTTAACTGCCATTGACCCAACCGGACGTAAGTTTTATATCGATTTTTCCCCGTCATTATGGAATAATGACAACTTCATCGATATTGATGGTAAAAAATTTAGATATTGTGAGATTGAAAAGAATCCCGATTACGTTATTGCGTTAGTGGAACAAGAAGCGAACCGTTGTGCAATAGAAGATCTTTCAGGTTAACATTTGACTTAAATTAATTTATATTTAGAGGTACTATGATTACATTATATGACCATGAAGACAATAAACTGTATGAAGTCAAGAAACTTACTGGTTTTTTGATTGACGATGACTTTTTCGCTAGACTCGCGGATGGCGATAGACAATGTGTAACAAAAAATTATGAAGAAATAATTTTGGATTTTGTTGACCAGTACAATAAGGAACGAAAGTTCTATATAACCGATTCCAACAAAGATAGAGTTACTATCAAAATAGATGATGTCGAATATTCCTATGATTATATCACGAAGAACCAGGATTGGGCAAATTCCGTATTTAACCATCAAATGGGTCTTATAGCAGTTGAGCAACTTCCATGATTAACGCATACAATGCCTGTCTTGATAAATTACATAAAGATATAAAACAACCGAAACTTGAAAGTTTCCCAGTTGATAATTATGCGGAACCTATCAGCTTTGCTATTTATTTCGATGAGGACAAAGAACATAAGACTTTGGTTTTTTCGGGTAAGCGTTCACAAAATTATCTGGAAATAAATGGAAATAAATACTGGTATACAGATATGTTGACCCGTTGGGACCTTATACAAGCGCTTATTGTCCAAGAAAACAACATAAAAGCTATCGATGCCCTTCCATAAAGGGCTGACATATACACCCCAATTTACTATATTGGGGTATATGGTAAAGTTTATTCAATATAACAAACTACACGATGAATATATCACATGGCCTTCTAATTATGTAGAATTGGCCGGACACAACAATTCCGGCGAAATTCTCGTTGACGTTTATTATGGTGATAAACATACCTACCAGAAAGACCGTTTCATTTTGAAACCTAAGTGCTATTTTGAAATTGATGGAAAGAAGTATACCAGTTCCTACGTAAAAGCCCACGAACAAGAAATGAAAATTTTTCTCAAACAGGTCCGAGAAGCCTCTGTACTCAATATCCTAGACTAACATGATTCGTTTCAGATATACAAATTGGGAAGGCGTAGTTACGGAATATACGCTGAAAGAACCGGTAATAGGGCATAATCATTATGACGATTTGTCTCTATATTGCTATGCTGAAGATACTATGGGATATACACGACATGCCTGGTTGATAGATTCGACTTCTGAACTTTTTATTAATGATAAGAAATATGATGGGGACTATATTCTGGAAAACTGGAAAGAAATTAACATTCTGATAAAACAATCCGAAGAAATCGAATGCTTAGAGGTACTTGACTGATGATTAAAGTTTATGACCATAGATGTGGAACACTGTGTGAGGTTAGGAGCTGTTCTCTTGTAAAAGCCGGCGAATGTTTTGACTTAACCTATTCTTACTGGGTAAGTCCGAAGAATTTCCAGGTTAAACATCTTACGTTTTCGCCTTACATTTACGAGGAACGAAACTCTAATTATATCGAAATAAACGACATTAAGTACAAATACGATAATATCCGTAAAAGATTCGGACTTATCCAAGCCCTTATCGAAAAAGAAAGTATCATATCTGCAATAGAGGAACTTCCATGATTAAGTATACTTTCAAACGTATTTCTGACAATAAATTTCAAACTATCGAGATTTGTAATGCCTTAAAATTAGCACAATATAATGGCAGTGTTTTTATTACGATTTCTGAAACTAGCTTTCTTCAATTCGACAAATATGACGATGATGGGAGTTTCCTTGACATTGGCGGGAAAATCTATACGAAAGACCAAATTATGGAAAATCCAGAAAAAGTCTTCGTAGCCATGAAAAATGACATTCTCAGTACCGAAATCGAGGCCCTTCCATGATTAAAGCATACAACTCCCAAACGCTTACACATTATGACAAAATCATAGAGGCAAAGCTGTACCCAAATCCCAAATACAAAAATGACAAGTTTGATACCTATACCTATATAGACCAGTTTACCCTGGAATTCAAGACAGACATTAACGAAAGGTCCGATTTTATTAATTTTTCCAAATATAGTATGGGCGAATGCTATATCAGCAATATCGTAATCAACGATAAAGAATATACCTACATGGAAATCCGTAAGGAATACGAACACCTCCAGGCCCTTATCGAAAGGGAAATAAACCTGACCAATATTGCCCTCCTACCCTAAAAAGGGCTTACATACCCCCTTAAATTTGCTATATTAGGGGTATGGTCTTCCTTAAAACTATAACTTCATTTGATCATCCGTTCATGGACGTAATCAAGGATATTGTCAATATAGCCTATTCGCCATATTCTTTTAGATTAGATTACAAAAATGCTGCGGGACATCAAATCCGGTCCACCTTCACCAAGGGTATGGACCCTGAAACACATAATATAAGGATAAATGACGATACCTTTTCCCCTAAGGAAATGGTAGATAACCCTGAAAAGATGGCAGCTTTGATAAGACAGGATTTGACAAATTCGGCAATAGAGGCCCTTCCATGATTACCATAATATATGACAAAAAGAAAAACATTAAAGAGAATGTTCTGGAACCGGTCAAATTCGTCGAGGATGCCGTATATCTGAATTTATTCTATCATAAGCTTAACTACCAGCAACGTGAAATTTCAGATTATATAGGTTTTAACAAGTATACTAAAAACGGCTATCTTCTAAAAATAGGAGATAAAGTATTTAAACCTGCGCAAATCATAGAAAATCCAGAACATATCCTGGCCCTGATGAAACAAGACTTCTTAAAACAAGCCCTCGAGGAACTTCCATGATTACATTCCATAATTCCGGTTATTCTTTTCGGATGTACGGGAAGCATATGGACTCGCCCGCCCTTATCTATGCCAAGGGTACTATTTTTGTCCCGTATTTTGATAAGTCAGATCCTATCGGCTGTCTCGCGATGTACCAAATGTTTAGTAGCATATTCTATACAGGCTATTACATATATTCGAATGAACCCGAAAACTATCTGCAAATAACCAACAAGGAGATTGACCAGAAGTTTTACTATGAGGATATTGTCAAAGACATAGACAAGCTGAACATCCTAATCGAAAAGGAAAAGCTCGGAGATGCCATCGAGGAACTGCCATGATTTCAGTATTTAACGGATTTACATATATTAAACACGCGAATATCATCGTTTCGTATTTTATTCGATATAGGGACGGTTTTAAGTTGACCTATACCATCCCCGGACGCTCTGAACATTTTGCCCAGTATTTCGAAAGCACAGACCCCTATGACAGCGTGTCCTATATGACGATAAACGGGAAGAAATACGACAGCGACAACATGGAAAAGAACTTTGACAGAATCCAAACGCTCTTAACCCAGGAAAGCAATTTAAGAGCAATCGAGGCCCTCCCATGATTAAATTCATCCAGCAAAGCTCTATCATCCGTTCCGAAACGACGGTAAAGGACGTCTACGGCTACAGGTCCATGTACAACGGCGTCTATTTCTATTACCATACCCAACACGACAACGAGGCCTGGGAACTCTTCTCGAACACCCCCGCACACGACAACCATTTTATCCAGATAGGAAATAATGCCTACCAGGCCAAAGATATAATAAAAAATCCAGAACGTATCTTCGCCCTCATGCAGCAGGATTCAATCGACGAAGCACTCGATAAACTTCCGGGTTGACATATACCCTACATTTTACTATATTATTGACCATGATGATACTTCTCCTCACGGTCTTTATATCCTATGCCCTCTACCTCGGTTTCAAGGACGTCATGAAATTAAAGAAAGACGCCTTCATGATGGCCATGCAGGATCTCCCCTATACCCGCCCAGAAATCAAGAAAAGCCTCTTCGAATACCTGGAAGTAGCAAACCTTAACTCCCTCAGGCAGGAAAGGAAACAACTCTTGTTCCCCGGAAACCTCTGGGAACAAGGCTACAGGACAGCAAACCAGGTCATAGACGACCTCCCCAGGCTCATAGCCCGCGAACGCAATATCGAAACCGAATATATCATCGAGAAACTTCCATGATTCATGTATATAACGGTAAACTATATACCAATGTTGTAAATCCAAAGCTGGAATATGTTACAGATAGTATCTTCCCACCTTATAATCCATATTACTGGATAACTTTCTGGGAAGGCCCTAAAGCACAATTTACGAGGGTAGACTTCCGAGATTTCTCCGAGGAAATAAATAACAATTATATCGAAATCAATCACCAGCAATTCAAATATAAAGATATAAAAGAAAACCTGGAATATATCCAGGCCCTAATCGAAAACGATGTTAACCAGGAAGCTATCGAGACCCTCCCATGATTACCATGGACTACATATCCTCCAACAATAAACCGCAATCTATTAACGTTATAGACCTACATTCCCTATATCATAAAAAAGCCCTGTTCAGGGACGGTTCCGACTGTGTAATCTTTGGTATTAAAAGCGACCATAACTATAACATCCTATATACCAATTCGAAATTCTATCCCGAAAATACCCAGTATATACATATCAATAAGACAGTATTCAATATCAAAGAAATCATGGAAAACCCGGATAGAATATACTCTTTAATGCAACAAGAACTATTAAGAGATTCTATAGACAATTTACCCTAATATTTCCAGAATAATATATACTTATTCACCCTTTATTGACATAAATCAATTAAGCTAAAAATAGGCCAGAAATAAGTATAATTTCATAGGGTAAAAATCTATTAAGCAAAATCCCCCAAATCCTTTATTTTTCAAGCATTCTGAGCATTTTCATATCTATTAAGAATATCCAGAATTATACCCAAAATCTATTAAGATTTTTACGAGAAATTTTTATACAATTTACTAACATTTTATTCACAGGCCCGCCCGTCTCCGTGTAAGCATATTTTAGCCCGCCCGAATCTATTAAGACCGTTTCAGGCTCGCCAAATCTATTAATCAGAAAATAGGCTCGCTAAAATCTATTAAGATAAATACCTTACTAGAAATCTGGCTCGCCGGAATACTTAGATCTTAATTGTAAAAAATTTTTTACGCAAAAAATTTTTTTTCGTAAAATTTTTCGGCGATCCAATTCCGACTACAGATTTCCACCATATAAGAAAAATCCAGAATTAACTTCTGGATTTTCTATTAAGCCCGGCGGGCCGAATTCAATTAAGGTTATTCCTTGGGGATCGCTGTGAATTTGAAATAGTCTTTCCATTTATTCACGATGTGGGATTTCTGTTCCTTGGTCAGGATTCCGAGGTAGAACTTGGCTTCGCGGTCCGTCAGGTCATATTCCTTCTTGACGGAATCGATTTCGACCGGATCATATTCCTGGGTTCCCTTGAAGTAGTCGTATTTGAAATAGTGCTTGGTATGCTTTACGTACCCGATGAGGATATTGTAGTGCATATCGTCGGTCAGTTTCTGTGTGGCGAGCTGGTCCGCCACCGGAATCAAATAGTCGTAGGAGCAGATGAACCTGTTGATCATGAACTGGGAATAGCCATTCTGGAGTTCTTCCGGAAGGTCTTTCCATTCCGGGTACTGTTTGGTACAGAGTGCTGTCAGGATGTCCCAGAGAGGATTACGCTTTTTCGGTTTTGTTTCCATCGTCTACCTTCTTGGTTGGTATTGTCTTGATTTTGGACATATCGAACTTCGAGAGTCTTGAAATCGGCCAGTTGCCGTTGACCGCGGAAGTCCACTTGTTGAAGAAATTCAACCTGAGCTGTTCCCAGTTCTTAGGGAGTTCGCCTTGGGATTCATGTTTGACCGAGACCGCCACCGTGGCTACCCGATAGCCCGCGGCGAGCGCCTGAAGACAGATGTCGGCATCGTAGAAGTGAAAATCCGGAAGTAATTCGTCGAATCTGAAACCTTTTTCGAAGAACCACTTGGGGAAGAACATGCAGCATCCGTCCACCGTGGCCATGAACTTATGGTTACCAGGGAGATCGTTCATCGGGTATTCATAGTGTTCCATTACGGGTTTACCGTCCTTGTCGAGAATCGGATTCTTGTTCTCGTCGAGTTTCGGCCTCATTCCGCCCTGGATGATGGAACCTGCACCGTAGTTGGCTCGACCGCCAGCGGATGGGACTCCATGCCACCATGCACAGCCCTGGTCCAAGGCGATCGTACCGATGACTCCCATGACCGCCGCGTTGAATTCTTGGCAGACCTTATCGACTTTGAATTCGATAACGTCCAGGGGAGTTCTCAGTTCTGTATCTTCATGGCGGAAACAGATATATTTCTCGTCCGAATTCAAAACGAACTGTTCGATGGCCCTGTTGTATTTCTTGGCCATGGAGTCATGAGGGATGTTTTCGATATACTTGACCTTATCGGAATCGACCTGGTTAGTTCTGTTGCTGATCGGGATTATCTGAAGCATTCAATGTGTCCTTTATATTTCTGATAACGAAGCTCGCGTCCTTAACCTTGGACATGTAGCCTGTCATGAGTCTCTGTGCGAAATCGCTGTAGATATTGGTATTTTCGTCCTTGAAGATAACGAGTTTGGCGAGCCTGAAGCTGCCTTCGAAGAGTTTATATCTCTTGTCTTCCTCGAGATTAGGGCAGATCCGTTCGACATCTATGGGCAGTTCCGCAAAATTTATAGCCTTATAGGTTAATTTTTCGCGGTCTTGCTCTGAAATATCAGGCGGGAAAATGTAGTATGCGGGCTCGCATTTAGATTTCAAAGCCTGCATTCTTCTACGTTTTTCCAGCTCAGTTAACGGTTTCGGGCCGAATTTTTCGAGGGATTTATAGATTTCTTTCAGTTGCAGTTCGAATAACTGGCCGATACGGACGTATTCCAGTTCATTATCCCAGTAACAGCAGGTCATAGGGAAGGCTGCGCGCTGGGTCATCTTGTAGACCAGATCGCGATCTCGCTGCGTAGTTACCTCTACGAAATAGAGGTTTCCGTTATTGATATGTTCAATGGACTGTCTGTACTTATGGCATATTTCGCAGGAATCCTGTGATAACACATAGATTCCGTGCTTATAGCCTATGGCGAAGTCCTGAAATGATATTTTCTGTGAGTCTAACATAGTACCGTATTTATACGCATTGGAACATCTGAATCAGACAGGCCAGGATATGGATTTCCGGGTCATTCGAAATCGAAGCTCTGGCGTCGTATTCGGAGAGCTGGAGATATGCATCGCCTTTCTTTTTCATCTTCGGGATTACTTCTGTCTTGAGGAATCCGAATACGTCAGTATAGTTGAGGCAGTGTTCGTTGATATAGTTCATGGAATCTGTCAGTTTCTTTTCGAGAATCATCTGGCAGAGAGCATCGCCGATATTGACATAATCCATTAA